ATAAATCTGTGATACTTTGAGAGGACAAAATCCTCTCATTTTTTATGAAAATTTTTCTAGACACAGCAGATGTTGATTTAGTAGGTAAATACCACGAAACTGGATTGATAGATGGTGTCACAACAAACCCAACTCTGATTAAAAAGAGTGGTAGAGATCCAGAACAAGTATATAAAGAACTCGCCATTATTGGTGTTGATGATATTAGTATGGAGATTGTGACAGATGATTATTACGAATTTGTAAAGGAAGGTCGTAGACTTCGTGAAAAATTTGGTGATATCACGACAATTAAAGTTCCTTGCACACCACAAGGATTGAGGGCCTGTAAGATCCTGGCAGACGAGGAAATCAGGGTTAACGTAACTTTGATCTTTAGTGCTGCTCAAGCGATACTGGCGTCGAAGGCAGGCGCTGCCTACGTCTCGCCTTTCGTGGGTCGAGTTGATGATAATTCATTTAGTGGATTAGATTTAATTAAACAAATTTCAGACATTTATGAAAAACAGTCTGTACTATATACTCCTGTTAGCACTCAGATTTTATCGGCTTCCATAAGAGACGTTGGAAGTGTCAGTGCATCTTTTGAGTATGGTGCAAATATTGTTACGATGCCTCCATCGATATTTGAAAAGATGTACAATCATGTTCTAACGGATAAAGGTTTAGATCTTTTCCAAAAAGATTGGGAAACAGTTAACGCACTTAAAATCTAAATGAAATTTACGATTTATTCAAAGGAAGGATGTTCCTACTGCGAAAAAGCAGAAAGACTTTTAGAATTGGCCAAAGTTGAGTATAGAGTTTATAAACTTGGCATTGACTTTACCAAAGATCAATTCATATCAGAGTTTGGTTACGGTTCATCATTCCCAAGAATACTTGCGGACGACAAATTAATTGGAGGATGTCTAGACGCATTCAAATATCTAGAGGAAAAAAACTTAGTTTAATGGAAGACATTTACACAATCGTAGATAAAGCAATTGATGTTGCATTTGAAGAAAGTAAATATCATTTAAAGTTCTATGATTTTATGAAGTCCTGTAAAACAACAGGGGTGGGAGCGAAAGAGTTTAATCAAAGTTCAACTGCAAAAGAGTTGACTGATTTGATTAACGATTTGAATGAGTATATTAAGGGTGGAAAAGATAATGGTCATCAAGTTTTAAGAGAAGCTTATGGTCATCTTGGTAAACCCACCGCAAGGAAGATTAGAGATTATTTTAATGGGATTTTAGAAGATGCTCAAAGATACGAAAAGGAAAGAAGAAGAGGGAGACGAAAAACTAAAACTAAATAAAGGCGTTGAACTTATGTTACAACGTAGGAGGAAACCGCCAAAAAAGTTTAACTTAAAACAATTCATTCAAGGTAACAAAAACGTGTTAGCGATTGCTTTAACTTTTGGCACTCTTGTAGCAGTGCTTTTTCTCTGTGTTGGTGGTATAATAGGTTGGTTATATAAAGAACACAACCAGAAAGCAACCATCTCCGAAATGCATCCTGAGATGTATGATCTAAAAGGAAATATCATTCCAGATGAAATAATTGCTTTTAGATTTGAAAATGTAAATTTTGATAGTGAAATTGACGACGAATTATGACTACTACGCATCCCACATTGGGAGAAACTAGATTACCAAGAAACCCTCTTTTAAGTGAGGTATTATCATTGGTATCAAAACAAAAAACAAAAGCGAAGAAGATTCAAACTCTCAAACAGTATGAGTCTTTACATTTGAAATCTGTTTTGATTTGGAATTTTGATGAATCTGTGAAGTCAATGCTTCCAGATGGCGACGTTCCATTTAACAGGAACGAGGCTCCTGCTGGAACCGAACATTTACACCTTGCATATGAGTGGAAAAAGTTGTATAATTTTGTCAAGGGTGGGAATGACTCACTTCGACCTATGAAAAGAGAACAACTTTTTATGCAACTTTTAGAAGGTCTTCATCCTGATGAAGCAGAGATCATCTGTTTAGTTAAGGATAAAAACTTGAAGAAGAAGTATAAGTTGACTCGTGCCATAGTTGAAGAAGCGTTCCCCGATATACAATGGGGTAATCGAAGTTAGTAATGTCAAAAACTAAAACTAGAGACGAAGTGATGTCTGAAGCTTATTGGACACCAAAAGAAAAAGAAGACTTGAATAGTAAGTATTCAACAAGTCTTGTAAAGGAGAATTGCAATCAGGAGGAAATGAGTGATAGGTCTCTTCCCTCTGATGCTTATATTGTGACGTATAAAATTCAAGGTGAAGTTCGTAATGATCTTGTTAGATGTCACGCAAAGGTAAATATTTTTGATATGTATTATGATAAATTTGGATCGGGTTCAATAATAGATATCAAATATGGGCCTGGAACTGTAAATCCAAAAATATGGGGCATGGCATCACCAACTAAACCTAAGAAAAGAGTGAGGAGAAACTCATGAATGAGGAACAACTCCGTAATCAAATTAATGATATTATTGAGGGGGAACTTCAACTTGGAATCAACGAATTTCTGGAAGAGAAACAGAGAAAAGAAAGTGATCAGGGATTGGGTTTTGTCACTTCAGAAGAAGCAAAACAACTTAAAGTCAAAGTCTTCAAAGACGAAGTTGATAAAATCATGAAACAATATAAGAAGATCAAGAAGAAAGAGAAGTCAAATATATCTCAGGTTAAGAAATTAGGATTGGTCGATAAACATGGGAGGCCACTCTAATGGATAGAGAAAAGTTAAAGATTATGATCAAGGACTTGAAAAGTGTTGTAAATGCGTTAGAATGTGAAATATACTCTGATGAGGAGTCATACAAACTAAATTTTGACTATGAAGAAATAGTCAATCACATTACAGATTATGATGAAGTTTTTGAGGATGATGACGGGTAACAGTGATGACCCCCGTTATTCAGAAGAGAAGTTACTTTTAAGAGCAGCTTGTTTTCGATGTCTTACACATCACTTAGAGGAACATACAAGAGCTGTGTATGAGTTCGCTACCATATGGTGTGAAAAACATGATAATGTAGGTGGAATTGAACAAGGATTTCAAGATTATCTAAGGACATACGCAGAAAAAGCTTATGAAAAAAGTTAAATTAGTATCAGTTACACCTGATGCAGAACAAACAATGGCATACATTGCCAGAGTATCTAACCCGAACAATCAAGACAATGAAAACTTCTCTGGATTGTTGAAATATTGTATCAAACATCAACACTGGTCTGTGTTTGAACAATCATCAATGACTTTAGAAATTGAGACAACTCGTGCAATTGCAGCACAGATACTGAGACATCGATCATTTACATTCCAAGAGTTTTCTCAAAGGTATGCGAAGAGTAATGAACTTGGAGAGATTGAACTTCCAGACTTGAGAAGACAGGATAAAAAGAATCGTCAAAATAGCATTGACGATCTTGATCCCTTTGTACGTCAGAAGTTAGAAGCTCAAATGATCACTCTCTTTAGTTCTGCACAATCATTATATAATCAAATGATTGAGGAGGGTGTTGCAAAAGAATGTGCAAGAATGGTTCTGCCATTATGCACGCCAACAAGAATCTACATGACAGGTTCTTGCCGTTCTTGGATACATTATATTAATCTAAGATCTGCACATGGAACACAAAAGGAACACATGGAAATAGCAGAAGAATGTCGTTCAGTATTTACCGAACAATTCCCTGTTGTATCTGAAGCTCTTGAGTGGATCTAAATAATATTACAAAACGTTAAAACTTATGCCTACATATCCTGTTGTTAACAAAGAAACTGGAGAAAAAAAAGAATTGTCAATGAGTATGCTTGAATATTCCTCATGGAGAGATGAAAATCCAGAGTGGGATAAAGATTGGTCTGAAGGATGCGCTGGTCTTGGAGAAGTTGGTGAATGGAAAGATAAACTTATCACCAAAAATCCTGGCTGGAATGATGTTTTACATAAAGCATCCAAGTCTCCTGGCTCTAGAGTTACCAAGATAAACAAGTAATGGCAAGAAAAAAAGATTCTCCTATCGGAGTAGGAATGACCGCTAAACAGATGAAGAGAAAACGCCCCATTAATTCGGATCTCTTAAATAAGATTGAACCGATTACAGACAATCAAAAAGTTCTCTTTGACAATTACAAAGAGGGTAAAAATATTTTTGCATATGGTGCTGCTGGAACAGGTAAGACTTTTGCTGCACTGTATCTTGCGTTGAAAGATGTTCTCGATCAACACACACCATACAATCAACTTTATATTGTAAGATCCCTTGTCTCTACAAGAGAGATTGGTTTCTTGCCTGGCGATCACGAAGACAAGTCTTTCTTGTATCAGATACCATATAAAAACATGGTGAAGTATATGTTTCAGATGCCATCTGATGCAGACTTTGAAATGTTATATGGTAATTTAAAACAGCAAGACTCTATCAAGTTCTGGAGTACATCATTCATTCGTGGAACAACCATCGATCAGGCGATTGTATTGGTAGATGAGTCACAAAACTTGAATTTTCATGAATTAGATAGTATAATAACAAGAGTAGGAGAGGATGCTAAAATCATTTTCTGTGGTGATGCAAGTCAAACAGACTTACAAAAAACTAACGAGAAGAATGGTATTCTTGACTTCATGAAGATAATCGAACAAATGCCTGAAGACTTTGCAATGATTGAATTTGGTATCAATGACATCGTTCGTTCTGGGCTTGTAAGAGAATATCTTGTCCGTAAAATGGCTATGGGTATGTAATGTTTATTGTTGAAAATCACTTAGGTGATTTAGAGTTAGAGAAAAAAGAGACTGACGGACTTCGCCTATATAAGTTACCCAGCAATGATTGGGTTCCTTCTATCACCTCTGTTACCAGTTTCTATAATCGAGAGGTGTTTCGTGAATGGAGAAAGAGAGTCGGGAATGAAGAAGCAGATCGTGTCACAAGAGAGGCAACTCGACGTGGTACGGACTTTCATGAAGCTGCACAAGCATATCTTGAAAATAAAGAGTTAGTTTGGGATGATTATCAACCACTGACTCAGTTCATGTTTCATAGTGCGAAGTCTAGTCTTGATAAAATTGGAAAGATTCACGCAATAGAACGCACACTTTATTCTGAATATCTTGGTCTGGCAGGAAGAGTTGATTGCATCGCCGAATATGAGGGCGAACTCGCTGTCATTGATTTTAAGACCTCGAAAAAAATCAAACCAGAAGAATGGATTGAACAATATTTTGTTCAAGAGGTTGCATATGCCTGTATGTATTATGAACTGACTGGTATTCCTGTTCAAAAACTTATCACAATCATGGTGACACCAAACGGTGAAGTTCATGTTTACGATAAGAGAAACAAAAGTGACTACATTAAATTACTTGTGAAATATGTTAAAAACTTTATCGAAAACCGAATGGTGGTTAATGGGTGACATCAACAAAGCACTTAAAGAAAAATTTCTATGTTCAGCGCAGTTTGCACAGGACATAGAGGCTATTGTCAAAGATGACAATTTAGGTTATATTGATGCTATCGTACATTATTGTGAACAAAATGCCATTGACGTTGAATCAGTTCCTAAACTCATTTCAAAACCACTCAAGGAGAAGTTGAAATGGGAAGCTACAGAACTCAACTTTCTAAAACGTACCTCAAGAGCAAAACTTCCCTTATGACTGGTTTTGATTGCTACAGAACTTATCTAGCATTCAAGAATCATTTTACGAAGGATAACTTTGATTATTTTAAGTATGGTGG